GATAAAATCCAGAGGCTTCGATGCGGCCTGCGTTTCCGTGATTGTCTCGAAAATCTCGCCATGCGCGGGGATGTAAAACGAGGATTTCGTGATGCAGGCCGAAGCGCAAAGGGACAGCACGGCAACCGGCGAAAGCAGGATGGAAGCGAGAACGCCCTTCTCGGCGTTCAAGTCGTGCGGGATGGTTTGGGTGAAGTCGCTCATTTCGCGTTCACCATGCCCACGCCGGGGAGGTAGTAGCTGGCGGCGGGTTTGGTTCCGTTGGTGGTGACTGTGGGCTGATCTTCCCATCCGCGCCGGTTTAGCCATGTCGCAGGAAGCGGAATGAACTGGCCTCCGTCCTTTGTCCATCCGGCAGACGACTTGCGGGCAAGGATGCTGGCGAGAATCTGAGGCAGCAATGCTGCGCATCCGTTGGCAATCCATGCCTGCTCAGCGTCGGCGACGGCCTCCCTTTTCGGGTATGCTGCCCAAAACTCGGCAAAGGCAGGACAGGCAAGCGGTGTTCTTTTCCGCCTCGCGCGGATCTTCCCTTCCCTTTCCTGTACTTCCCCTTCCTTCCCTTCCTTGGGCTTGGGAAGCCCTTGGGAAGGGGTTGTTGAAGAATCAAATTCAGGATATTCAGACAGCACCGCAGCCTTCAAATCATCGTCCTTGATCGCTCGGAATAGTGTTTTCAGTGCCTTAAAGAAGTTGTTTTTCGTCAACGTCTCCCCGCTTCCGAACTGGTGCCGCATGTAGTTCCGCAGGAAAATGACTCCCCCGAACCGCTGGAAGGACTTCGGAAGGGCTTGCAGGGTCGCGTCAAGGGCTTCCGATGGAAGCCCGGTCTCAAATGTGAACCGCGCCGCAGACGCTCCGCAAATTCCGAGAAGCGAGGTCTGCGTGTTGGTGATGAGCCAAAGTGCCGCCAGCTTCACCCCGGTCTTTGCGGCCTCGATGTCTGGGTCGCTCCAAAAAGATTGATCGATAAATGGCTTCATTGTTGTTCCAGTATTTTTAGAAGTTCTTCAAATCCACGTTGCGGGCGAGGCTGCGCAATCTTTACCGTAGCAATATAGGCTGGATTGCTTTCTGCCTTTTTTATCGTTTCAAGAATCTCGGCAAAAATTAGCGCCGCCCTTTCTGGCGGAACTGGCGTCATGTCTGGCGTCGGTTCAATCGCGGAAGGCTGTTCTTTTGGCGTGTGCTTTTCTTCATGGCACGGGCGACACAGCGTTTGCAGTTCGTCCATCCGGTATTCCCACGCCTTGATCCGCCTTGTGCGGTATTTGATGTGATCGACATGAAGCTCGGTTTTCGAGTCTCCGCACGACACGCACCTCCATCCGTCGCGCGCCAGAACTAAAAGGCGTTTCTTCTGCCATCGCGGATCGCGAAGCTGTTGCTGATATGGTATTCGTCGGCTCATAGGTACAAAAACAAACCCCCGTTCTGCGAAGGCGGGCGATGAGAGTGAAGCGCGGGACATGACGCCCGCGTGATTCGCACCGCCCCCGCAAAACGAGGGTCAATTTGTTGGTTGTTGTGTGTCATGTTCTGCTGCTTCTTACGGTTTTCTCAGGACCGGCCTTTCGGCACAGTCTATCTACCGCATCCCCGCGCCCGGTGCAAGCGAAATCTTGCGCCCCGGTATGTGAAACGGTATCGCCCTTATTATTTCGCAAGCTACTTGTGGGACAATCGAGTTGCCCAATCCGCGCAGGCGGTGTGCCCGATGGGGTATCCCCGTTGTTACGCGAGGCGTGCCGGCATCTTCTTCCGCCCATTGGCAAAATGTTCCACCGCCGTCCAATCTTTCGGGTAGCCCATCAACCATTCGCAAAACTGCGGATTCAAGCTGCCGCCCACAATGCTGCTGATGCTCGGTTCGTTCCTGTTCGCCTCGCTCGGCGCGTTCGTTTCCTTGTGGAGATGTGCCGTCGGCGTCGGCCATAGTCTCGCATTGTCCGTAAGGCTTGGACCGCCCTGCACATTCTGCCCGCTCCCGCCTCGGCTGTCCTGCTCCTTCGGCGTGGGCCACAATCCAAACTCTGTCGCGTCGGTGTCTGGCATCGACGGCACAAGCCGGAATAACAAGCGGCCACGCGGCGTAGCCGATGCCTTCCAAGTCAGATAGGATATTGTCGAGTTCCATCGTGACGATTCCAGCAACGTTTTCACCAATGATCCAAGTGGGCTTGGCTTCCCTAATAACTCGCAGCATTTCCGGCCAGATCGCTCGGTCATCTGCCTTGCCGAGTCGCTTCCCGGCGACACTGAAAGGTTGGCAAGGAAATCCCCCTGTGAGTAGGTCAACGCCGGCGTAGTCGGCTCCGTTGAGGGTGAAGATGTTGTCGTGTAGTCGGGGATTTGCACAGCTACTTCCAGCGATGTTCCCGGATTGAAGCTTGATCCGCCGTCCTTGAATCTTTGCTTCCGAAGGGCAAGCGTTTCCGGGGTGTCTCCCGATGGCATCGTTTGCGGCGTCGGCCAGAACCGCTCCGAACCGTTCTTTGAGGATTTGTTGTGCATAAGGTTCCTTTTCGCAAAAGCCGATGGTGGTATATCCGCAGGCTTGCGCGGCTATCGCAAAGCCTCCGATGCCTGAGAACAGGTCAAGATGGGTTAGTATTTTATCAGGCTGATGATTCATTTTGTAAAGCCACCGCCCACGTTGCGAGCGCGGGACGGATCGGCCAAGCCGCCGTGATTGTTTTGCGCTCGCAACGCAGAAGATGTGCGCTGCTTTTACGCCGCTGTCTCTGACTTGGCAAGCATTATTTTTAATTTCTTTTCACATCCCCCACCCGCGCCCGCTGAACACCGCCACCTGCGGCGCTTCCTCGCGCGGCTTCGCGTTTGGCGTGCGCAGGGCTTCGGCGTCGTCCGCAATGGCCTGCTCTAGCGCGTCCCAGTTGCGCGGGTGCAGCCGTAGCGCGGCGAGGCAGCCAACCTCGATGTCGAGGGCTTCGTTGCGCGCGTTCTTTTCGTTCTCGTATTTCCGAATCTCCTGCCCGCCGTCAAACGTGATGACGACTTTTTCCACGGTCAACTGCTGAAAATATTCTTCCGAGAATCGCTGGTTGAAGTGCATCGCCGTCGCGCCCGGTTCCGTCACACGCAGGCGTTCGTAGATGCGATCCTTTGCCTCCCATGTCCCGATCTCATGGCCCTTCAAATTCTTTGCCACCGCGCTCATCTTTCGCGTGATAATCGGTGCGCCGAATCTGCCGACGCCCTTGCTCGCGCGGACGTGGCCTGTGACGTGTTGCACCGGCTCGCGCGCGATGCGCTGGAAAAAGCGATAGACTTCCTCCGCGTATGCGCCGCCGTCCACGAATGCCATTCCGAGCCGTAGCTTCGCGCCGCTGGCGTGCGTCCACTCGCGGCCAAGTTCCTTTGTCAGCGCCGTCCAAACTTCTTGGTGCGACGTGTAGCCGTCGAGGACAACGTGATCGAGGCCCCATGATTCTTCCTCGCGGTTCCACGCGCGCCAGCCGACTTCCAGCCGGTTGCGTTGCACGTCGCAAAAGGCCGTGATGAACGATGCGGCCTGCGGAACGGTGTCGTAATTCTCGCGCCGCTCATACAAGGTTTTCCAGTCTGGCGGTTGCTCGCTTTCGTCGGTGGGGTCGAACGGCTCCGCGTCAACGGTGTTGACCATTGGCCGGCGCGCACGCTTCGGGTCTGCGCTCGCGGCAACTGCCATTTCCTCCTCGGCCATCTGGCCAAGGTAGCCTGCCGGGTAGCGAACGGGATCAACCGGGTGCGGCCAAAGCAGGGCGTTGGCGTGGTAGCCTCGCCGCCCGCGAAACTCATTGCGCGGCTTCCAGTTGTCGGAGCCTTTCTTGTGCGCCATCGCGTAACGCTCTGCGTCGGTCAAGAACTCGCCGCACCTCGGGCATTCCAGCCGCGCGCCCTCGGGCTTGCCCTTGTCGTAGCGAAGCTGCCTGCGGTGCATGACGAACGGCTCGCCGCCACACTTGACGCATGTGACGTGCCACTCATTCCAGTCTGAATTTTCCAGATCGTTCATGATCCGGCTGTGGCCGAGCAGCGACGGGTAGCTCGCCGACACGCGAATGGTGTCGGGGTATTCGCTGCCGCGCTTCCAGAATATTTGCACCTGATCGCCTTCGTCGCCTTCCTCTTTTTGAATGGCGTCCTTTTCGTCAATGACGAGGAAGCTGCCCTTGGCGCGTCGCAATTCGCCGGGTGCGTTCGCGCCGAACATGGTGATAAGTCCG